TCGCTCGGCATCACGCTCGTCGGCGACAAGCGCATCGTGATGGCCGGCGAACTGCCGATCCTGCACGGCCATGAGAAGGGCAACGGGATCAGCAGCCCGGTGAACCAGGCCCGCGGTGCGTTCCTGCGGTTGCACCATACGGTGCTAGAGGGGCACGGGCACAGAACAAGCACCCACTCCGAGCCCGATATGTTTGGGCGCGAAACCGTCTGTTTCTCAACCGGGTGCCTCTGCGATTTGCGCCCTCCCTACGCTGTTTTGAACAAATGGAACCACGGGTTTGCGCTGGTGCAAGTGAAGGCCGGCCGGGAGTTCGATGTGCAGAATTGCCGCATCGTTTCCGGCAAGGTCAGGGCATCGTAATGCCACGCTCCGAAGAATCTGGCGTGTAATTCCGAGTTCCGGGACAGTGATTTTGTAGACCTCCCCCGGAAGGACACACATGCCCAACGACCTCGATGACGTTTCTGGTGACGGTGGTGGCGTCGGCGTAGCCGATGGCGCCCCCGCTTCCTCGCCCGGCCAGATGCAGGCGGCGCCCCCGCAGTCCGCTCAGCACAGTGCCCCCGCCCCGCAGGGTGACGCCGGCTTCTCGACTCCGTGGGAGGCTTTCAAGCACCTCCCCGAGTACCAGGGTGCCGACGATCTGGCGATTGCCCAGGATCTGTACCGCTCGCGCCAAGGCTTCGCTGAGAGCCAGCGGCAGCTTCAGCAGTACCAGCAGATCATCCCGGGCTACCAGGACTACCTCCGCAACCAGAATGCTTACCAGGAGTGGAAGGCCGCGCAGGCCGAGGCCGCGAAGCCCAAGGCTCCCGAGCAGCCGAAGTGGTGGAACCCGCCCCAGGTCAACGATTCGTGGCGGAACTACATCGTTCGCGACCCTGCCACGGGCAAGGAAGTGATCGATCCTTCGGCGCCGTATGAGGCCCAGCAGGCCCTGCGGAACTACCAGGCTTACACGGCCGACTTCGCCCGTCGCCTGGTGACCGATCCCGAGAAGACGCTGACGCCGTTCATCGAGCAGATCGCCACGCAGAAGGCCGAGGCCATGGTGCAGCAGCACCTGGGCCAGTACCAGGCCAACACCTACGTGTCGGATCTGGAGCGGCAGAACGCCGATTGGCTCTATGACTCGAACCGCCAGGTGACGCCGGAGGGCCAGGCTCTCCAGCAGTACATCCAGCAGGCCGGCGAGATGGGCATCGGCTCCCCCGACGCGCGGTGGCGATACGCAACCGGCATGCTCCAGCGCGACCTCTTGAACCTGCGATACCAGCAGCTGATGTCCGGTCAGCAACAGGGCATGCCGCCCCAGATGCAACAGGCACCCCCGCAGCAGATGCAGGCCGACCCCGTGGCCGAGCAGAACATGCGTTTCCTCCGGGAGCGCGCAGTTCGCAGTCCGAATCGCAGTGGCGGATCCACTGAACCGCAGGCCCCTCGCCAGCGGATGACTTTCGAGGATCGGCTTCGTTCACAACTCGCCAACGATGGAGTGATCTGACATGTCTTCAAGTACTGATTGGGCACGTTCGATTGCGACCACGTTGGTCAACCATCTCAGGGAAACTGAGGTGGCCTCGCTCCGGAAGTACAAGCTGTTCGCGCTGCTGGAGGGCAACGGCCGCATCCAGACCAACGTCTCAGGGAGGGGCTTCGACTGGGAAATCCAGTACAAAAATCATGCCCCGGGTGGCAACAACGGGGAGACTCCCCGCGTGTTCGCGCGCCAGAACCTGTGGAAGCGCCTCGAACTCGATTACCGCGGTGCCCAGGTGATGGACGCCATCTATAAGAAGGAGATGCTGGAGAACCGCAGCGCTTCGGCTCTCGTCCAGGTCGCTGGCAAGATGACCGAGCGGCTCCAGAAGAGCCTCGAACAGTACCTGGCGCGTGAGTGGGTGACCGATGGTTACCTGGCCGGCAACGAGCTTCGGTTCCACGGCATCGAGTCGCTCATGGGCTACAACGGCTCGATCAACGTGTCGGACGGCTCGCAGCGCAGCCGCAACACCGCCGACCCGTTCCTCTACCCCAGCGATACCTACGCGGGCCTCAGCACCGTGCTGGGTGCCTACGGCGGCTCGCAGCAGACCGGCGGAACGTGGCCGAATGGCTTCGCGGATCCCGAGTACGATTTCTTCAGCCCGGTGATCGTCAACGGCACCTCCACCTACTTCGGCTCGACCGGGGTGTGGAAGGACAACTGCTCCCGCATCGTCCGCGAGGCGATCCACCAGACGCGCCGCAACGATTCGATGGAGGATCAGGTTGACACCTGTCTGATGGACAGGCGTTCGTACATCGACTTCCTCAACACGCTCGACTCGAAGGAGCGTGTGATCGTGAGCCGGGCCAACGGCCTCCGCAGCTACGGCTTCACCGATGTGTTCGAGTTGGACGGCATCGAGTGTTCCGCCGAGAACTCCGTGCCCGCCAACACGGCCTACGGCCTCAGCACCGGCAACATCGAGTTGCTGTGCATGGAGGGCCAGCTGATGAACAGCGAGGGCCCGTTCTACGACGAGGTCACGCAGCAGTTCCGCTACGTGGTGTCCACGCTGGGCAACCTGAAGTTCAAGTCGCCGCGGAATTTTTTCAAGATCGTCACCGTCTGAGAAAGGACTTCCCAAGCCATGGGACTGCAAAGCGATCCTCCGTTCGTGCTGGGCCAGACGCTGGGCCTGTTGGAGCCCAACGACTCGCTCTACAACCTCCCCAGCGCCGCCAACTACGGCGACAACTGGGTGGGCGTGGTGAAGGAGTTCACCGATGTGAACCCCATCACGGGCGTGATCCGGTCGAACCGGCGCAAGGTCTGCGTGGCGGTGAAGAACACCTCCGCTGGGGCTCTCCTGCCCAAGCGTGTGGTGCGTTTCGCCGGCACCGGTGTCGCCCTCTTCGGCGCTGCGGATGGCTATGCCGCCGTCGCCAATGAGGAGTTGGTCGGCGTGGTGGACGAGTTCCTCCCGGCCGCTGGCGTCCCGGTTGGCGATGTGTTCTGGCTGACCGTCGAGGGGCCGACCGAGGTGGCTCTGGCTCTGTCCGGAACCGACGTTGCGGTTCGCGACCGTCTGGCCGTGGCGACCGCTGCGACGAGCGGTGCGACCACTGCCGGCCGGGTGACTGTCTCGCCCCTGTCGGCTTCCACTGCCGGCGGGAACAACAACGGCATCGGCGTGATCGGCTACGCCGCGTCCGCGGGTGCGACCACTGGCTCGAACGTCCTGGCGTTCCTCAAGACTCGCCTGTCGTGAAACTGGCCCTTAGCGGGCCACGGGGGAGGGCGGCGGGTGCGAAAGCTTCCGCCGCCCTTTTCGTATGGATGAAACCGCCCTCCAGAACCTCGACTTCCTCCGCCAGCTGATTGCTGAGGTGCGGGAGTCGGAGGCGTCTGCGGATGCCGAGCGTCTTCGGATGCTCCAGGGGTACGGCGTCGGCACCGATGCCCTCACCGTCGAAAGGGGCGACCGATAATGGCCCTCGTCTTCAACGGTCGCAACGGCAATCCGTATGCGTGGACGAGCAACCCGATTGGGCAAAAGGAAGACGGCAGCACTCTTTGGAGCGACCCAAGGAACCAGCAAGGCAGGGCAGGCTCGCAGCCGGCATCGCCTTCTGGCATGCAGGGCCAGAGCGGGAACGGCGTGGGCAGTCGCGTGCCCGACATGTCCGCGTACCGCCCGACCTCCCAGCGTCCCAGCCCGTTCGCGGCCTACGCTCAGCAGCAGGGGGCGCGACCCAACGACCTGTCAGCGCAGGGGGGCTACAACCTCTGGGGCGCCCAGGCTGCCAACCAGATGGGGCAAGGATTCGGGGCGAGCCCATACCAATCGTTCACGTTCCCCGGCTCGATGCAGTCCACGAACACGCTCACCGGGCAGCCGCGGTCGGAGCCGACGCAGAGTTGGGATGGGAACCTCGCCTACCAGCCCGCCTCCAACCGTCCCGGGCCCGTCAGCTGGAACACCACCGGCATGGACGGCACCAGCTACTCCGGCTCGCAGGGGTGGCAGCAGATGGCCGCGCAGCGGGACGCCTTCTCCCAGAACATCATTGACCGGCTAGGGCAGTACCAGGGCGGCAGGCAAACCGGCCAGCCCAGCTTCGATTTCGCGGCGATGCTGGATCAGGCCAACAAGACGCTGAGCGCTGGCAACTGGCGGAACCCTTTCGGCGACCCTCGCGCCCAGACCCCGCAGCCCGACATGTTCCAGCAGCAGTACAACCCCAACGTCCAGGCATACCCTCCAGCGGCTGGCATACCGCCGGAAGACGGCGGCTTCCGATTCCCGTTCGAGGGTTACGGTGACGATGTGCGACGGCTGCCCGAACCGCCGCCGGGGCTGCCCTCATTCGGTGGTGCGCAAGGCATCCCGCCGCGGTCGATGGGGCAGCCCTATGACC